TATAGTAGATAAAAATTGCTGTTGTGTTTCAATCATTTTAGCGTGTTCCGCTATTTTTCTCTCTCTATTTTCTTCCATTTGTTTTATTTGTTCTAATAACTTTGGCTTATATTTCAGTTTCCCAGGTTCGTACTCTTCTAATACTGTATTCATATCATACATATAAAACTGTTTTAAAATAGGGTCTTTAATAAAATCATCTACTGTAAAACGAGACGGAATTGTTTTTGTATGTTGTGGATTTTCTAATAATGTCTCTTTATTTAACGAATTATGTTTATGCGAAAACACTAATATTGTTTTTAATGTATCCAATTGAATTAATGGAATGGTATAACCTTTTGTAAATTTATTCTCTTCTGCAAGGGCAATTTCATCATCATATTTTGTTTGTAAAAGCAACTCCTTTTTAAACGCAAATGTAGCCGCTGTTGAATGATATGGTTTATAAGGACCACACTGATAAACCGCATTTCTAGAATCAAAATATATATGCATTTCAGACAACCCAGCGATTAAAAAAGTTGGATTATTTTTTAGTGTTTCAACTGCGTGTGAAATTCTTTCTGGAGGATAATAATCATCGTCGTCCATATAAATAATAATATCTCCAGAGCATTTGCTATGCATTAAATTGCGTTTTTTACCTAAAAGCATCTTTTCTTCGTAATAAAAGTATTTTACTTGTGGAATATGTTTCACTAAATCACCGATGGGGTCCGTTCCATCGTCAATAATTATCCATTCAATCCTATCTTTTGGATAAGTTTGGTGTTCAAAACATTTAATCATATATGGAATAAATGGTCTACGATTAAATGTAGGGGTACATAAACTAACAAATGGAAACGGATTGTTTTTCTTTTTATTCTTTTTATTATTTCCCATAATCTAAATTAAAATCTTTATTTATTTTTAAATAGTTTATCAAACTAATCTAATATTATATTTCTTTGTTTTATGTTTTTTTCCACCCATTTGTTGTTCTGTAGGAGGAGCAAAAGGGTTTGTTGAAACAGGAGGAGCATTATTAGAAACAGGAGGAGCATTATTAGAAACAGTAGGAGCAAAAGGGTTTGTTAAAACAGTAGGAGCATTATTAGAAACAGTAGGAGCAAAAGGGTTTGTTAAAATAGGAGGGTTTGTTGAAACAGGTGGAGGAGCATTATTAGAAACTCGGTCACCGCCAATGCCAGTTGGTTTTGTTAGTTTCCTGAATGTCCCATTCGCAATTATTTTTTTAATTTTATCATCATCTATAACTATTTGATTACATATTTCTACTAACTTTGTCTCATCAATAGGAGCAATTTTTGCTTGTTTAATATTTTCTCTTATTTTTGATGTAAACCCGTCTATATTAATATCAGGCATTTCATTATTATATAACCCCATAAAATAAGCAAACATAACTGCCACTATTATTCCAATAACAGAATTATTACCAAGATATTTGATTCCATTTGTAAATAAACTAACAGTAGCAAGGATAAAAAAGAATAACTTTTTATATGCAAATGTATCTATAATAAAATCATATACACTATAGGTTTTTCTTGTTTTATTAATATTATATGTAGCAAATAATGGAGAAATCAAACCATAAATAGTAAAAAATGTAGGCATTACAAATGTTGAAATTAGACCAATTGGAAACCAAATAAAAAAGAAAAATAACAATTTAAGTAATCGAATATAAGAAATATTATCGTCAGACTCCCATTCAAATGCATCTGTATTATTATCACTAATATTTGAAGACGCTCTAAATAATTCAGGTATATTTATAAAATGATAAAAAATACTAATACACATATTAAATAAATATAATCCAAACCAAATAAATATACCAAAGAACCCATATAAAAGCATAATTATCGATTCAGGAAAATAACTTAAGTATAAAAAGATAGTGTTAATTGCTAATAAATTTTTAGCTACTAAATTATCATATACGCGTGAAAAAAACAACGCTGCGTTTGAACCACTTTTTGGGTCCGCTTTGGATTTTAAAGAGCATAAAAAACTATTACTAAAACTATCTAAATACTCTTGTGAATTAAATACGGCTTTTTGTGAAAAAGTGTCTTTATTTTCAGACCAAAAGGTGGGTCGTATAATATTTATATCAACGGGTATATTTTCAACAACACGATCTATTATTGTATATGGAGCTTGTTCTATATTATCTGGAAGAATATTTGATTGGGCTACTTTAGTTGTATATAAACCAAGGCCACCAATAACAAATATAGATATTCCTATAGTAAATATAATACTTGATAAATAATTAGAGATAAACCCTTTAAAATCAATAGAAGTTGTTGAAGTTCCTGATTCTTCTGCTTTTTTTTCATCAATTGTATTTGTTTCTTCTGTGGTCGACATTAGTTATAATAAATATATATAAAAATTTATACAATTTAGATTTATAAAATATACATAAATAAAATCTAAATTGTATATATGATATTAAATTATAAATATACAATACTTTATACATTTGTTAGTTTATTTTTATTTTGGATAGTAATAAAATATGGTTCTTTATCATGTAACCGTTTAAAAATAGTAGAAGGCCTAACCGATTTTGAACAATATTCACAAAAAGTAATTCCATATCCAAAAGATGCCGTAATAAATTATAATGATATAAATTCGCCTTTATATAGTCATACTGTTAATTTACCAATAAACGATCCTGTTAGTTGTAAGAATTTCTGTGGTCCAAAAGCAACGTGTTTATTAACAGGAGAGCAATGTACCTCAGATATAGATTGTCATGGTTGTAATCCTGGACCAAAACAACAGAGTGAATGTGTTACAAAAGAAGTTCCACCTTACGACGCTGGTGGTAAATTAAGTCAACAAGGATTACAATATAGCCCTTTAACAACTGGTTATAATAATCATAACGCTGATTTTGCTCAAATATATCCTGATTCAAAAGATGCTCAAATAAAAAGACCATATCAAGGGTTAGATTTATGGACAGAGTCTTTTAATAAAGGATTAGAATTATATAATAAAAAAAGAGAATCCGCAGATAAATATAGTCAAGGTGTGTCAAATGCAATACCAATTGCAAGTCAAGGTAATTTTCCTAATTTCGAACCAAAATACCCAATGTCTATTTCGGCAACTGGTCAATTCTATGAGACAACTCCTCCTGCTTCTAATTCGTCTTTACAAAATTAGTATAATTATAAGTATTTACACCTTTGAAGTATTTCTATATTTTTCTGAAATAATATATTAAATATATATATTATGAATTTGCATTTTAATCATCCAGTACAACAACTTATATGGGTAGATAGTTTGATTAATTTAGATAGTTTAACAGATGATGAAAAAAAGACATAAAGAAAGACAAGAAAGACATAAAAATATATAAATTTAATGAATGATGCTAGACAATTAAAAAAAATTATGGATAAACTAATTAAAAAAATAAGTAAAGCGAGAAAAATATATATATAATATATATGTCAAAAAATATTTGGATAGACAATTTACTTTTATTTAAAATTTTAAAGGTATATTCTACACAATATCTTTGTGTTTGTGCTGAACAATATAAAATTGAACTAGATATGATAGTTGGTGATGTTATATTTATGAAAGACACGAAAAGACCCGCGTCGTACAGAAGACTAGGAAAAATTAGGGCTTTTAATGGAAATAAAGTAATTGTTGGTGTTATGTGTGATATAGGCATAGGTTCTAAATCAAAAATAGAAAAATTGCATAATGAATCTTTAAATGATGGTGTTTCAGAAGAAGAACTGGAAAATGATGGAGCATTGTATGGGGGTAAAAATATGCATAAAAAAACATTTAAAAAATATGTAAAACATAGAAAATCTAGAAAAACAAAAAAATATTAAGGTGTTATTTTATATCTTTAAGGGTCTAAAAGCATTTCAATATTAAATCTTCAAGGGTGTAAATGTAAGTATAATAATATAAATAATATTGAAGTTTTACAAATATATTGCCCTTATAATAACAATAAATGTAAAAAGGGTGGTTATGAAAATAATTATGTAGCATACATTAATCCAACATTTCCACCAATAAAATTAACCATATTAATGCGTTCTTCAAATAAATATAAATCAAAATTATAGTCATAAATTCTCCATGTGGGTTTATTTATGCCTATAATTGCCCCTGTTTCAGGGTCGCATATAGTTAAACTTTGAGCCAAAGGATCCAACGGCGGAATAATTGTCGTAAATTCTAATTCTATTTGATTGAACCTACTCATATTCATTGCACCTGATGGTTGCAAATTATCATTATTTGAATGAATAGAAAAATTATAACAATATAATCCTGGTGGAGCATTACCTGTCGTTCTTGTATATTTTTCAATAAAATCATATACACCAGCGGGTTGAATATTTTCCCTGTAAGAACCATCAAGAAGAATTCCCATTGCTACTAATATTAATTTATTATTTTGAGGATTATATGGTTGGTTAATTACTAGACCTGTTAATGTTCCATCAGGATTAACACCAGGACCTATTTCTACGGGTGTTAATCCACTACTAGTTGTTCTATAAACAATATAAGACCCTGTTGTAGGTGCTTGTATAACATTTAAAGGTAAATAATTATATGGCCAATTTGTATAATTTGACCATTCGTTTCGTAAATTCGCGTCACTTCTTTGAAAATAAAATAGCCAATTAGAAACCATACCTAATGAATCTAATTCTACTTTATTTGGACCAGTTACATTTGGAAAAATTCTCTCATGAACTTGTTTTATTAAATATGTTTGTTCTTGTAATGCAAATTTGGTTTGTTCTTCATTTGATAAAAAGCAATATGTACAATTTAAATGCACATCTGTATTCCATAATGTTCTTTGGTCTGAATATGAATTTATATCAATGGATACATCTGGGGGTGGTTGTAAAAAACGATAAAATTGCATATACCATACATTAAAATTTGGGGCAATATAAGGATAATTGTTAGTTGCATCATATACGTCACGAATTGTAAATAATTGATTTATTGGTCTAAATGTAACATTAATATGTAATTCATTATATTGTAAAGACGTTAATGGAAAGGCCATTTGTGATTTTAAACTGAAC